AGATTACGTAAGATTTAGATATGGTACACCTGAAAAAATAGGTGGTTGGAATCAATTAGGGGAAAATTATCTTACCGGATCTGCTAGGGCTCAACATCAATTTGTTAATAGTTCTGGTTTTAAATATTCAGCAATAGGAACTAATAGAATTTTATATGTATATTCTGGAGGTGTCTTTTATGACATTCACCCTATTAAATCTACTAATACATTAACTAATGCTTTTAGTACAACTAATGGTTCTCCTATAATAACAATTACTTTTTCTTCTCCTCATAATATAAATGCTGGAGATATTGTTTATTTAGATAATTTTACAGCTATTACAAATTCTAATTATAGCGCTGCAAATTTTGATGATAGAAAATTTATGGTAACAACAGTACCTACAACTACTACAATTACCATTACAATGGATAGTAGTGAAACAGGAAGTGGTGCTACTACTTCTGGTGGTATTAGAGTTCAACACTATTATCCCGTAGGACCAGCTACTCAGCTTCCTGGTTATGGTTGGAGTTTAGGACAATACGGAGGTACTGTTTCTGGAGAATCAACTACAACTTTAAGTGCTGGTATTAATGCTGTAACTACAACTATAGCTTTAACAGATGCATCTCAATTTCCTTCATCAGGAACTAACTATGTTCAAATAGGAACTGAAGAACTTTCTTACACAGGTATATCTACCAATACTTTAACTGGTGTTACTAGAGGAGTTAGAAACACCACAGCTGCTAGTCATAGTGGTGGAGATACTGTTACTAATAGTTCCGATTATGTTGGATGGGGAGAAGCTGCTAGTGGAGACTATGTAATTGATCCTGGTTTATGGAGCTTAGATAGTTTTGGTAAAAAATTAATAGCTCTAATCCATAATGGTCCTATATTTGAATGGGACTCAGATGCATCAGATGCAACAGCAACAAGAGCAACTATTATATCCGGTGCACCAACAGCGTCACGTGATATGATTGTATCTACTCCTGATAGACACTTAGTATGTTTTGGAACTGAAACTACTATTGGTACATCTACTACTCAAGATGATATGTTTATTAGATGGTCTAATAGAGAAGATATTAATACATGGGCTATTACCTCAACCAATACAGCCGGTTCACAAAGACTGGCTGACGGATCACGGATCATGGGAGCTGTTAGAGGTAGAGATGCAACATATGTATGGACTGATACTGCTGCATTTACAATGAGATTTGTTGGAGTTCCGTTTGTATTTGCCTTTTCACAAGTAGGAACTAACTGTGGTTTAATTGGAATGAACGCTGCAATCGAGGTAGATGGCGCTGCATATTGGATGTCAGAAAATGGTTTCTTTAGATTTACTGGTAGACTAGAATCTATGAAATGCTTAGTTGAAGACTATGTTTATGATGATTTAAATACCACAGCTCAACAATTAATTAATTGTGGACTGAATAATTTGTTTGGAGAAATATACTGGTTTTATCCAAGTAATAGTTCAGAAATAATTAATAGAATGGTTAGTTATAACTATTTAGATTCAAGTCCCCAAAGACAAATATGGGTTACTAGTAGTTTAGATAGAACTACGTGGTCTGATTCTGCTGTATTTGGTAAACCTCATGGTACAGAATATACAGCAGGAAATGATGTATCATATGATGTCGTAGGAAACACTGAAGGTAGAACAGCATACTTTGAACACGAAACAGGAACTGATCAAGTAGAAGCAGGATCCACTACAGCTATTGCTGCCAGTGTTGAATCAGGAGATTATGATATAACAACCACTAAAGAAGGAGGAGCTACCCTTCAAGGAGATGGAGAGTTTTTAATGAAGATTAGAAGATTCTTACCTGACTTTATATCTCAAACAGGCAATACTCAAATTACATTAAACCTTAGAGATTATCCTAATAGCTCACAAGCAAGTTCTCCATTAGGACCCTTTACAGTTAGCTCAAGTACAACTAAAGTAGACACTCGTGCAAGAGCACGAGCAGTTTCTTTAAAGATTGCTAATACAGGAACAGCACAAGACTGGAAATTAGGAACCTTTAGACTAGACATACAACCGGACGGTAGAAGATAATGGGTATAGGTAAATATATAACAAGAAGAACATATCCTGAAGAAAATCTTCAAGCAAGCCTGCCTACTCAACAAGAAGCATTAAGAAATAATCCTCAAGGACTAGGAAGTATTTTTAAAAATGCACGAAGAAGGAATCAAGCAGAAGCAAGCATGCCTACTCACGATGATAGAATTAAATCTGGTATACAAAGACAAATGATTAGTGAAGGAACTGCAACACCTATGGGAAGAACATATGGAAATATGTCTATGGGATATGGTAGACCTAATTATGTAGCAGATAGAAGTCCTGTACAACAAGGATTAAAAGAAATTGAAATAGGAATGGCTCCGTTTGTAGGTAATAGAATGCCTAGTCAACAAGATTTATCTAGTGATTTTTTTATGGATTCTATTACAAAAGATAGTAAATTTTATGATCCATATAAACCTACATTTAGAGATCAAATAAAACAAGGATTAAAAAAAGGATATAATAAATATGCAAAACCTGTGATGGGTGGAATAATGTCAGCAGTTTCTGGAATACCAGGAATGGGGTTATTAATGAATGCATTGGATAGACCTGATCCATATGCTCAAAATAGAATTGATATGTATGGTGCTTACAGAGATCCTAGCACAGGATTTATGAAAGATAAATTTGGATATAATGTAGGAAAAACTTTAATGAAAAATAGATTTATGGAACCAGGTAGTAATTCATATAGATCATATGCATTAGATGCTATGAGAGGAATGAAAAACAAAAATGCATTAGACAATTATTATCAAAAAACTTATAATAAAAGTTTTGGTGATGTTTATAAAGATCACCAAAAAAAGAAAGATCCTTTTAATAATACCAATCCTTTTGCAGGAACAGCAGATAATTTTTCAGGTGGTAACCAACAAGGTAAATCATATAGTGGTAAAAGTGGTAAACCTGGTGGCAGTTCTAGTTATGGTCAAAGTTTTCATGGAGCTAAAGGAGGCATTGCAAGTTTATGGCAAAGATAGTACAGGTTATAACTAGAGCTTCAGAGCAATATGAAGCAGCAGTAGCTCACTCTTTAATAAGAGATTTAGATGGTGTAATAGAAAAATTAAACACCACATATCAAGAAGAAATAAAACAGGAGATAGAAGCATTTAACTTCTTTGTAAATTAATGGCAGTAGTAAACGAATTTAGATTTTATGGAGTAGATAATGATACCACAGGTAACGCTCTTACTATGTTTGGTACGAGTGATAGTGTACAAAATCCTTTAGCTACTGAAACATATATAATAAAATCTATTAAAGTAACTTCAGCGTCAACGCCTACAGTTACCATATTAAATAACGCTATAACAGCTATAAAATCAGCTGCTTTAACAGCTAATGAAACAAGAGAATTATTAACAATGCCGATGGTTGTAGAAGGAGGAACTACCTTGACAGTACAGTCTAGCAATACAGGCTCCTTTGATATAGCTATTAGCTATCTAAACATTAAGAAAGAGGTAACCACATAATGGATAATAAAGTAACTATAAATGGTAAGGAAATACCTGTAATACAGGCTACCACAAAGACCATTATAAAGCATAAAACAACTGGAGAAGTATATACCACTGAAGATGAGTGGAAAAACAAAGGAATAAGCCCTGAAGACATTAAGAGGGATGTAATAATAGAGTTACCAAAGCTTGATTTATTTGCAAAAACCAAGTAGATTAATGATTTAGGCAAAATTATGGCAATAGAAGATATAGATTTAATGACAGAAGAGGAAATGGATCTTGGATCTGATCCAGAAATGCAAGACATCTTAAAGCAGTTAGGTGCAGAGGAAGCTCAAGCTTTAATGCAACTAATCAAAGAATATAAAGAGATGGTAGCTAAAGGTTTTCAAGGAGAATTTGAAGACTTTGTAAAAGTTAAAATGGCTACTGCTCAAGGAGAGGATGTAAATGAATTCCAATCAGAAGATGAAATGATT